CGGCCGTCGCCGAGCTCTGGACGGTCTTTCCGATCGTGAGGGCCCCCACGAGACACTTCACGCCGACGATGCTGCCCTCGAGCGCGACGGTGCCGCGCTTTCCGGCCGCGATCGGCTGCTGCGCCACGCCGATGCAGTTCACCGACGCGGCCACCGCCGGCGACTTGATGCAGAAGAGGGCGAGCGACATCGGGAGGTCCGCCGTGGGCGTCCCGCCCGCCGCGGTCGTCTCCGGCCGCGGAATGACGCTGTTCGTCTCGTCCCATTGGATCAGCTCGCCGAGGCCGGGCCCCGTGTTCGCGGCCGCCACCTGCATGACGGCCGTGCTGGCGAGGTACTGCGCGTCGCTCCAGAGAAGCGTTCCGTCCGCTCCCCAGATGCGCTGCTGCTGTTCGGAAGTGACGTTCAACATTTCAGGGCTCCCCTTTCGTTTTGGCTACCCGGTGAGGGCGCCCCTTAGCTGACCGTCGACGTGCGGACGCGAGCGATCACGCCGCAGGAACGAGGCTCGGAGATGATGAACTCGCCGCGCCAGAGGATGTACGCAACACGCACCATCTGGTTGTGCGGCTTGCGGAACGGCTCGAACGCGAAGTCCGCCCTCGAGTCCACGTGCAGGCGCACGGCCGGCTCGTGGATGAAGTAGACCTTCTCGTCCTTGTTCGCGTCCGTCGTGCGCGGAGCCTTCTCGTCCTGGACCCAGGCCGCGGAACGGAACATGAAGTTCTCGAACCCGGCCTTGAAGAGGTCGCTGTTCTGCTGCGGACGGTTGTAACGCTCGTTCCGCACCAGGTTCCAGTGCACGTCCGTCCACGCGCCGACGTTGCTGAGAATCATCGTCGGCGCCTTGCCCGACGCGAGCTTGATCCGCGCGAACATGCGGTTCGGCTCGGCGAAGGTCATGAGCGGCTGCTCCGGCGCCACCGCGGCGTTCGTGAGGAACGTCCCGCGGTCTCCGGTCGTCAGGACGGCCGTGTTCCGGCTGTGGTGGTTCCACCACGTATTGACCGTGTTGGAACGGGAGATGCCGCCGTAGGTCTGGGTGGGCGGGAGGTCGCCGCCGCCCGCGCCCTCGGCGAGGGCGAACTGGAGTCCGCCGAGCGCCTTCGGATCGGTGCCGTCGTTGTAGATGTCCGACCCCATCCCGTCGAAGAACGTGTTCCGGGCCCACTCGCCCTTCGCGTCCATGAGGTCCATGACCTTCTCGGGGCCGGAGGCGATCATCTCCGACTCCCAGTCGATCGTGAGATCCACGTTCGCGTTCTTCGCCGTGAACTCGGCCGCCTGGAACGGATCCCGCACGATGGGCGAGAAGACGTCCGAGCCCGAGAACCACTTCAGACCGCCCTGCGTGCGCCACCCGAGCGGGACGACGATGCGCCGTCCGCCCGTGAAGTGCTTCGTCTTCCCCTTCATCCGCATGAACATCGCGTTGGAGAGGAAGACTTGATCCCGAATGGTCGGGATGATGTAGTCCTGGACCATCGTGTTGACCTGGTTCCAGGGGAACTGGCTGTTAGCCATCTCGGCTCGCTCCTAGTCGGTCAGCGCCTCACGCCGAACAGGGCCATGCCTGCCGCCGTGACTGCCGACTCGACGGTATCGCCTGCCTTGGGCTGCCACTTGGCCGGGGGTGCTCCTCCCGACCCGCTACCCTCGTCCACAATGGTGGCGACGGGTTGACCTCTGTGTGGCGAGCCACCGGGGCCCTTGGCCGGGGATGGCTTGGGGCCTGCCTTCACCGCGGTCGGCAGCACGCGCCGCGCGACCTCTTCGATGGTGAGGAGGCGTCCCACGTCGGGGTTCTTGAGGATGTAGGTCTCGATCTTCTCGATGTGCTTGTCGGTGAGCGGCTTTCCCGCGATCGTGTAGCTCTCGCGTACCGCGTTGAACTCGGCGTTGTCCCGCTCCATCTGCGCCCCGATGCGACGCTCCGCCTCGATCGCGTGGAGCGCCTGAAGGGCCTGCTTCGCCTCCTGGAGCTCCGCGGCAAGCGCGCGCACGGCGGGATCCTCGTGCTGAAGCGCCTCGTCGAGAAACCGCTCCTCGGCCTTCGCGCCCTTCGGCGCCTCGGCCTCGCTCGCCGCCTCGACCAGGTTCTTCCGTAGGTCCGCAATCTCCGAGAGGAGCCGCTCGCCGACGTCTTCGATGTCGTCGTCGCCGTCCTCCTCGTCGTCGTCCTCTTCGGGAACGTCTGCGGGCTCCTGCCGTTCCGGCTCGGGGTCGGAGGCCTTCGCGCCCTCAAGCGGGGGGAGATCCTCCTCCGCGCGCTCCTCGTCGTTCAGGTCCTTGTAGAAGTCGCGTCCGTTCTTCACGGCCTCGTCGGCCTTCGCCATCGCATCCGCCGGAATCATCCCCACCTCAGTACCCTCCTCCTTCTTCCTCTCCGTACCCGTTGAGAGGCTCGGCGCCTTCGACTGTTCCGAAATCCTGGACGTTCTGGTTCATCTCCATCGCGCTCGGCCCGGGCGGGGGCCCACCTTGCTCGGGCGGTCGAGTGAGGCCGGTGCCAACGCCGCCGTTCGTGGCGCGCACGGCCATGTTCTCCATGAAGTCGTAGAGGATGCGCTGCTCGCGCTCGTCGAGCTTCCGGTCGGCGTAGATGATCGCCTCCACCTGCCGGAGCGCGGTCTCGAGGTCTGCGGTGGGACGGTCGGGCGGAGCCTGCTGAACCGGTGACACGGCCATCTCGGGACTCATCGGTGCCACGTCATCCACCCCCTCTTCGGATTTCGGCGATCTTGCGACGCCGCTTCTTCGCTACCGACTCCGCGCGGTAAGGTAGGCCCTTCGCTGGCGTCGATGCAAACTCTTCGAGCTGAGAGACCGACATTCCAGTGCGCGTCTTCTTCCCCGCGCGCGCGCGTCTCAGGTCCCGCGCCATCATGCTCCGCTGCCGCTTCGAGACGGACGGCATCTAATCCGTCCCCTTCCATTCTGGGTACAGCCCCAGCAGTCGACAGACCTGGCAGAGTGGAGGGCGCCCCAGGGCTTGGTTCGCCCTGGTCCCCTCTACGTCCTCACCGCAACGCTGGCAGTTCTGCATGAACACCTTCGTGCCGTCCGAATGGCTCAACTCCACCATCCGCCCGAGCGTGGCCTCGTCCAACTCCTCGGAGAGCTTCGGCGCCATCAGTTCGTCGAGCGCACCGAAGAGACCCGGAGACGACGCTCCGCGGCCTTCTGGCGGCGCGCGAGCGAGCCCTTCTTCAGCTTCGCGCGGATCTCGCCGGCGGTCTTTTCGGCGTCCGCGGCGACCGGCTCCATGAGCTCTCCCGGCATCCCCGCGGCGGCGCCCTTCGCGGCGGCCTTCACGCCGAACTTGCCCATTCGGATCACCGCCCGGCGGAGCGCGCCGACCGTCCCCTTCGTCACGCCGGCGCCGCCCTTCAGGGCCTCGTTCGCCTTGTAGCCGAGCTTCATCGCTTTCCGCGCGGCCTGGCGAGTGAGGTCCGGGTCCTTCCGGAAGTCCCGCGTGCCGCTCTGGTTCGTCCGGACGTTCGCCTCGTGCGAGATCCGGCGCACCTCGTTCCGGCTCAGGTTGGGGTTCGCCTCCGAGACCTTCCGGTACACCTTCGGGGCGGTCCCCGTGTCCTCGGCGTTCCTGGCGTGGATCTCCGCGGCCGTACGGTGGAGCTTCCGCGCGCCGCGCTTCAGGTCGGCCTTCGAGACGAACCGTGCCGCCATCAGTACCCCGAACGCATCTTCGCGATCTTGGAGCGACGCGCGAGCTTCTCGCCCGCCTCCCGACGGTCGATCTGCGTCTTGACTCGCTTCGCGAACGTGTACGGCCGCTGCACCTCGCCCGCCTCGCCCCCGAATTGGTGCTTCAGCTTCTTCCGAGTCGCCGCGTCGGCTGCCTTCGAGAACTTGTATTGCATCACTCGCCTCCTCCCGGCCCGAGCTGCTTGGAGCCGCCCGGCTGCGCGGCGGCCGCCTGCGCCGCCTGGAGCTGCTGAATAGCTACACGCTGCAAAATAAGGTCTCGATCCGGATAGTCAAGATCGTCGAGAAGCTGCTTGGCGTCGATGACCCCGAGCTGGAGGAGCTGGAAGTCGAGATCTCGACGGTCCTGCTCGCCCTGCGCCGAGCCGCTCTGCTGGGCCCACCGCACCTCGAAATCTTCGGCGCGGAAGTCGTCCGGGTTGAGCCACGCCGCGGCGCCGGAGAGGTCCCGGTAGTAGATCAATTCCGTGCTCTTCTCGATGTCCGCGCGCACCATCTTCTGAAGCAGGAGCGCGGCCCACTCGAGCATCCCGGCGCCCTTCGCACGCGCGCGGTTCGACCCCTGCTCGGTGAGCTGACGGATGGCGGACGCGGCCTCGACGCCCACGGGGCGCTGCCCCTGGAGCGAGTCGGGCGTGCCGGCGACGATCTGGATGTCCTGCCGGCGGTTCGCGCGCCGGACAAAGTGCGACTCGGCGAGCCCCTGCGGCTGGAGGTACTCCATGACGGCGCCGCGGGCGATCCGGAGGATCTCGCCTCCCTCGACCGACGACTTGTCGACCGAGAGCCGGGAGTCGATCGAGAGCTTCACCGGCGGGTTCGCGGTGAGCTCGAGCGCGCGGGCGATCATGGCGTCGCTCCGGTTGATGTCCCGCTGAATCGGGATCACGTCGTCGAGCTCGCCCTTCGCGTAGAAGCGCCCGCCGCACTCATAGTTGCGGCCGATGACGACGGGGACCCCTCCGATCACCGGATCCACGGGAAGCGGCGGGGCGAGGATGACCCCGCTCGCGGTCATCGGAATCATGCGCCACCCGGACGGGCAGCACGGCTCCCGGCGGACGAGCGTGTGCGGAACCCTGAAGTCGCCGGCGTCGTGCCGCACGTGGCGGTCGCCGCGATACTTGACGTCCATCGTCGTGTAGTCGCGGCAGAAGAGTTGAATCAGGAAGGTCGTCTGGCCGAAGACCGAATAGGAGCCGGTGTCGATCCCGTACTCCCCGGTCGTGGTCGCCGCCCCCGCGCCCTCCATGACCGCCGAGGACATCACCGAGCCGATGAGGTTCGCGCCGCCGAGCCCCGTGATCGCGCCCGAGGCGTCGAGGTAGGGCTTCACCATCACCTCGTAGCTCGGGCTCGCGATGTTGTCCGCCATGATCTTCGACGCGCAGTGCGGGTAGAGCGCGCGGAGCCGGCGCGTCGCGACGGGCCGCGCGATGGCGAACACTTCGGTCTCGGACTCGTCGACGCCGCCGTCCGTGTAGAAGTCGAACGGGGAGAGATACCGGGGAACGGCGCGGCCCTGGCCGTCCCAGCCGATCATCGGGCAGCACCAGCCGTATTTCAGGAGGTCTCGGCTGCACAGCCTCACGATGCGATCGAACCCGGTCGAGTCCATCTTGTAGGTCGAGAAATCGCCCGCGCGCCGGACCTTCTCCTGGTCCATGTACTTCCGCGGGACGGGCTCCGGCCGAGGCCTCGCCTCGGTCAAGATCGGCCAGATCGTCTCGACCGTGGAGAAGCAGTAATTCGTGATCGCGTTGTTCCGGTTGTCCCAAGGATCCGAGTAGTGGAAGCCCGCGTAGTAGAGCTCGCAGGTCTTCAGCCGCTCCGCCTCCCCACGCTTCAGCTCGAAGAGCATGTTCCACTTCTCGGCGACCCACGCCTTGAGCTTGTCCTCGTTGTCTCCGTAGGCACCGAACGGCGGCACCTTGGGCACGTGCCGCGTGAGGGCGGAGAAAATCGAGCCATCGGGCAGGTT